TTGACACACGCAGCTGTGATCAATGCCAGAACACCCGGTATCCCTGTAGCATTCCCCCATGATGGACTACAGCATGATAAGGGATCAGGCATTCAGCTGGCCCAACAGTATCGAGACCTAGGCGTCTATATGCTTCCTGAGCATTTTAGCAATCCACCAGCGGAAGGCAAATTGAATGGTAATAACTCGATTGAAGCAGGGCTTAGCGAAATGCTACAACGCTTCGAAACAGGTCGTCTGCAAATCTTTTCAAGTTGTGTTGAAACTTTGGAAGAAATGCGTCTCTACCATCGCAAAAATGGTAAGGTGGTTGCGATCAAAGACGATCTGATTTCAGCGATGCGCTACGCTGTTCTCTCTGTAGAACGCTTCGGCGAAAAGCTGAAAAACAAGACTCATTACCGCAAGTACGGTTTTGAACAGGAAATCAAATACTCTAGCTCAGGGATAGTCTGATGCCAATCCGCAAAGTCAAAGGTGGCTACAAGTGGGGCAGTAAGGGCAAGGTCTACAAGACCAAAGCTGGAGCAGCTAGGCAAGCACAGGCAGCTTACGCAAGCGGGTATAAGGAGAAGAAACGTGGCTAAACAAGGACTCTATGCGAACATCAATGCTCGCAAAAAGAAGGGCATCTCGCGTCCTAAGAGCAAGAGCACCGTCTCCGACAAAGCTTACGCAGCGATGAAAGCCGGGTTTCCCAAGAAGAAGAAGAAATCCTGATGGCTCATAATATGACAGACGACGAAATCATTGGTCTCGTAGAAAGCGAGATCAACGGGTCCAGTGACTACATGGACTCTGAGATCAGCCAGCAGCGCGAGAAGGCCATCGAGTATTTCTACGGCGAACCCTTCGGCAACGAAGAGGATGGCCGCAGTCAGGTCGTAGTCACTGATGTCCAAGATACCCTGATGTGGATGATGCCCAGCTTGATGCGCATCTTCACAGCTGGAGATCGTGTTGTCAAATTTGTCCCCGAAGGTCCGGAAGACGAGGACATCGCAGAACAGGCGACCAAGTACGTGAATCACGTGTTCTACAAGCAGAATAACGGATTCATGGTGCTGTATAATCTCTTCCTCGATGCCCTGATGCAGAAGGTCGGCGTCGTAAAACACTACTGGGAAGAGATCGAAAAGACCACGACTGAGACCTACGAAAACCTGACGGAGCAGGAATTTTCGATTCTGATGCAGGATGACGAGCTAGAGCTTGTCTCCAACGAAGAGATCACCGAGATCACTGAGCAGCCGGACCCGTTCACCGGAGATATGATTCAGATCGAAGAGGTTTACCACAACGCGACCTTCGCCAGAACGACGATGAGCGGCAAGGTCACGATTGAAAACGTGCCGCCGGAAGAGTTTCTGATCAATCGTGGTGCCAAGACTCTAGAGGACGCTCGGTTCATCTGCCATCGCTCGCACAAGAGCAAGAGCGACCTGATCAAGATGGGCTACGATCCGGAGATTGTCGATAGCCTTCCGGGTTACGTAGGTGGAGCGGACGACATCACCACGAGCCAAGAGTATATGGCTCGCCACGCTTACGACTCGACAGATGTCTATCCTAATCAGGCAGCTGCCGACTCAGAGATGGTGGTCCAAGTCTACGAGTCCTACCTGAAGTTTGATATGGACGGCAGTGGAATTAGTGTACTGCACAAAGTCCTCCACGCTGGTTCAGAATTGCTCGACGTAGAGCCTATTGATTATATTCCGTTCAGCACCGTCTGTCCTATTCCGATTCCGCACAAGTTCTATGGATTGAGCGTAGCAGAGACTATTCAGGATGTTCAGCTGATTCGTTCGACGCTGACTCGAAACCTCCTTGACAATATGTACCTCTCGAACAACGGTAGGTTCCAAGTTGTTGAAGGTCAGGTGAACATCGATGACCTTCTGACGAATCGTCCCGGTGGCATCGTCAGAACCAGAAGCCCGAATGCTCTACAGCCTATTCAGACTCCTGCTCTCCAGAGCTACAGTTTTGAGATGCTAAAATACTGGGAGGAGTTGAAGACAGGTCGCACAGGTGTCAACCCGCAGACGCAGGGTCTTTCGGCTGACGTACTGAAGACCCATGTAACTAGCGGAGCTATTACAGCTGCTCTTACAAATGCCCAAGGACGCCTTGAACTGATCGCTCGTGTCTTTGCTGACACTGGTGTCCGGAATATGTTCAAGCAGATATACAACCTGATTCAGCGTTACGAGGATCGCAAACGGATCGTCCGACTGAATAACACCTACTTTCAGATTGATCCCAGCAGCTGGCGAGAAGACCTTGATGTTGACATCGAAGTCGGCATCGGTTACGGGGATCAGGATATTCGACTTCAGAACCTCAGCAATTACGCAGCCCTCGTTGAGAAGGTTGGGCAACAGACTCAGGGGATCATTCAGCCTGATAACATCTATAATCTTATGCGCGAGATTGCAGACGAAATGGGCATCAAGAATGTAGACAAGTTCATCTCAACGCCTCCTACCGAGCCTCCGCCGCCGAGTGCTCAGGAGCAGCTGGCGCAGGCTCAGGCGCAAGCGATGATGACGCAAGCTCAGGCTACGCAGCTTGAAGCACAGGTCAAAGCGAAAGAACTTGAAATCAAGGCCGCTAAGCTCGAACTTGAGCGAGTCGAAATTGAACACGATATGGCAGTAAAACGGGAAGAGCTAAAGCTCAAAGGCATCGAGCTAGGCTTCGAAATGAACTCTGACAAAAACATAAAGGCATAATCATGGCTCACCAGAACAGCATCGCTTCGCGCATTATCAGCAGCGAAAACATCACCAGCACAGGCACCAGCGCCCAGAGTGGACGTGCTCCCTTTGGCTGCACCATTGCTCGCATCGCAACCACTGCGAACGTCAACATCGCTATTGGCGCTAATCCCACGGCCACCGCTGCGAGCACTTTGGTAGAGCCCGCTGCTCCCGGCTACTTTGTTATCATGGGTGACACGAGCAGCGGAGCGACGGACGGCGAAAAGATCGCGAGCATCGGCACGGCCACAGTCAACATCACGTGGCTGGAGGGCTAAATGGCCCGCCAGAACGTCTACGCCTATCGTATCAATTCTAACGAACAGATCACTTCTTCTGGAACCTCTGTTGCATCTGGTCCTACTCCGTTTGGCTGCAACGTGGCAAGAATCGCGTGTCACGGAGCTTCCGGGTCTCCGCTGACTTTCTTTGAAGTTGGTACAAATCCGACTGCTCTAACAGACGGAACGTCCACGTTTATTCACGATGGCGACGAAAATTATATCACAGTCAGGCCGTCAACGACTCCCGGAGGAACTGACGGTGACAAAATAGCGGTAATTGTTACAAACGGAAGCGCAAACGTATTTATTAGCTGGTTGGAGGGTTAAGTGGCTACTAACAAGAAAATCACAGAACTGACAGAACTGGCAGAGGTTGATCTGTCGGATGATGACGTTCTTCCAATCGTAGACGTAAGCGCCGGGACAACGAACAAGGTTCGTAAATCCACTTTGGCCTCTGCGCTCGCTGGTGTCGCCAGCCTAGCCGGAACGTCTCCGATCAGCGTAGACACTCCCACCGGAGCAGTCACCGTCAGCTTGGACACAGTGCCTATCAACAAAGGCGGTACTGGTGAAACCACTGCCAACGCTGCTCTAGCGGCTCTGGGCGGTATCTCCGATCCGACCAGCGTTCGCGGCGACTTGATCGTGCGCGGCGCTTCTGCTCTAGGCAAACTGGGCATTGGCGCATCGACCTATGTTCTCAAGTCTGACGGCACCGATCCGGCGTGGGGGCAGGTGGCTGCTTCGGAGATCACCGGCACTCTTCCGCTGGCCAACGGCGGCACCAATGCCACCAACGCCGCAGACGCTCGAACCAGTCTTGGCGCAGCGGCCAGCGGTGCTAACACCGATATCACTTCGCTCGGCGGGCTGACGACCGATATCGCTGTAGCAGATGGCGGCACGGGTGCCAGTGATGCAGCAACTGCTCGCACGAACCTCGGCGTGGCTATCGGCTCTGACGTTCAGGCATACGACGCTGACAACGCTGTCACCGATGCGGCGCAGACGTTCACTGTTTCCCAGCGTGGTACGATTACCACAGACAATGATCTTAGTTTTGACCTGAACGCCACGAACAACTTCAAGTGTACCCCCACCGGCTCCGGCACGCTGACGTTCACGAACCACACGGCGGGTCAATCCGGTAACATCCTCCTGATTAACACCGGCGGTCACGCCATCTCGCTCGCTGCGACGACGAAGGGCGATGCTAACCTCGCGACGACGATCAGCACCGCTGGCACCTATTGGCTCTCGTACTACGACGACGGCACCAATGCTTATGTAGTCACCTCAACGGCTTTTGCATAAATGAGCATCATCCAAGGCACATCTAAGGCAGCGGGCGGTTATGCCATCGACCAGTCGATTCGGTTTAACGACAATGATTCGCCATATCTGTATCGCACACCGGCCAGTGCTGGTAATCGCACTACAATGACTTGGAGTTTTTGGGTAAAACCAGCAGTCGCTAATACCGCTAGTTCAAGCGTTTTATTTTCAGCGGCAGGTGGAACTTACGGACACACTATTTTCTTTAACCAAACAGGAGATTATAATTTTATTTTTGGAGATGGAACACAAAACTTTTATCAGTCTGATCAAGTTTTTCGTGATCCTTCAGCATGGTACCATTGTGTTTTTGTAATTGATACAGATAATGCTACGGAAGCCAATAGAATTATTTTGTATGTAAATGGTGAAAGAGCAGCAGAAAGGGCAGGATATACTATATCTTCTGGTGCTACATATAATTTTAATAATACTGTAGAACACAGAATAGGAAGTTGGTACCCTAGTGGTGGTGCTACTGGAAGGCACTTAGATGGTTATATATCCGAGCTTAATTTCATCGACGGCACCGCACTAGATGCCACCAGCTTTGGCGAAGTCAACAGCGATACTGGACAATGGGTGCCGATTGCCTACACCGGCAGCTATGGCACCAACGGCTTCTACATCACCGGCGCAGACAGCGCCGATCTAGGTGCAGACTACAGCGGCAATTCCAATGATTTCACCAGCAGCGGCTTGACCAGTGCGGATCAGATGCTGGATACGCCTACTGATAATTTCTGCACGTTTTCCCCTATAAATACTCAACCGTCTAACGTCACATTATCAGATGGCAACCTTGTTCTTTCTTACTCAGGCACGGCGGATACTCCATATACCCCCGGTACTATCAGCGTTTCTTCCGGCAAATGGTACTGGGAAATCAACAGCTATCAGGGTGCTGGCGCAGGACCAGCCGTTAGTTACGTCTATACCGAAAATGACACATCTTATTCCAATAATACCTTTGGTTATCATTATACTGGAAACTTTTATGACAATGGATCATCTTCTGCTTATGGAGATAGCTTTATAAATACCGATACAATCGGCGTTGCTTTGGATATGGACAATGGAGCGATATGGTTCAGCAAAAATGGAACATGGCAGAATAGCGCAACTGCCGCAGAGATAGCCGCTGGAACGACAACGAATGCAGCGAAGACCGGGATTAGCGGGGATTATGTACCAATTGTACAAAGAAACAATGGAACAACTTCAGTAACCGCTAACTTTGGTCAGACTGGCGGCTTCACCTATACACCACCCACCGGCTTCAACGCACTATCCACCGCCAACCTACCCGACCCGACCATCGCGCTGCCTAGCGATTATTTCCAGACTGTGCTGGACACTGGCGCAAACATCAAGACAACGGCAGAGGCGCTATATACTGATCAGTTCGAATGGATCAAGGATCGCGACAACAGCAACAACCACCAGCTAATCGACAGTGTGCGAGGCACTTCTGCCGTACTTCAGTCGAATAGCACAGGAGCGGAGACTACCTATTCTGCGCCAAGCGGTAATAGCGTAGCGTGGGTTTGGAAAGCCAACGGCACCGGCAGCACCAACACCGATGGAAGCGTAACGTCAAATGTGTCTGAAAATCAGGCGGCCGGTTTTAGCATCGCTACGTTCCAAAAACCACCGGCAGATACAAACGAAACTGTCGGTCACGGATTAGGCACGACCCCCGCAATGACCATTCTTCGATGGAGGTCTGGAACTGGTGGACCACCTTCATGGTATGTTTGGCACCAATCATTTAGCAGCGTTGGCTTTTTAAGGCTACAGGGTACTGATGCTTTTACAGCAGACACAACAGTGTTTAGTTCTGCTCCAAGTTCAACTGTTGTCAACACAGGCACTGCGGTTGACTCAGACACTAATACTACAGAGTTCGTAATGTATAATTTTGCAGAAGTAGAAGGCTTCAGCAAATTCGGCAGCTACACGGGTAATGGCTCGTCTGATGGTCCTTTTGTCTACTGCGGTTTCCGGCCTGCAATGATTATTTGCAAAAAAAGTTCAGCAGCAGGAAATGACTGGGTGATTTTTGATAATCAGAGAGATACTTACAACGTAGGTAATCACCAACTCAAACCTAATACTTCTGACGCAGAATTTAGCGGCGGAACTGCTCATCAGTGGGATTTTGTATCAAACGGTTTCAAATTTAAAAGTACCGGTAGCGATATCAATACCTCTGGCGCGACGTATGTATTCATGGCCTTTGCCCAATCCCCGTTCAAAACTGCTAACGCCCGATAGGAGGCACACATGACGACCATCTACAAATGCTGCCACGGGCGCACCATTCGACCGGGCAAATCGTGGACCGACGAGAACGGCGTCACGCACCCTGCGTCGTGGCACACCTACAGCGCCGCGCAGAAAGCCGCGCTCGGCATCACCGAGATCGTGCAGCAGCCGCATCCAGACAGCCGGTTGTACACTTGGTCTTACAACGAGGACGGCAGCGTCAGCAGCACGGCGAAGCCGTTGAACGACACGCCGATGGTGGACGAGGCTGGCATCCCGGTCATCGACCCGATCACGCTGAAGCAGCTTTCGACGCCGGGCGTCAAGTCAACGTTGATCGCGGAGGTCAAGGCACAGCAGGGGGCGCTTCTCGCGCAGAGCGACTGGGCAATCGTGCGGAAGGCCGACACCGGGACAGATGTTCCCGCAAACATCTCTACGTGGCGTGCAGCGATCCGCACAAAGGCCACCGAAATGGAAACTGCTATCTCCGATGCAGCTGACACCAATGCCATCGCTGCTCTCTTTGTCCGCTATACGCAGGATGACGTTGGGTCTATCATCAAGTCTGGTATCCTGTATGACTGGCCTGAGCTAGATGAATAAGCTCCTGACAGCTCTGTTGTTATTAGTTCCGACTAGCGCATTAGGAGCTAATATCACATGCTATGATATAGATGTGGTCAAAGAAACACTCACAGAGAAGATAGGTGCTAAGGTTCAAGGCTACGGTATAGATATCAACGGTGGATTGGTAACATTATTCAAAGCACCGAATGGAACTTTTATGATAGCCGTAACTCCAATGGAGTATTCTGACAAAATCTGTCCTATCATCGAAGGCACCAACTGGACTAACGTATTGACAACCCTGTTTAATAATGCTACAATAGGCAAAAGGAACTAAGAGATGACTGTTGAATCCGCAACATATATTAGCCAGCTGAACTCAGCGCAGCCGACTGCGAGCGACAACATCTCAGAAGGCGATGATCATCTCCGACTGATCAAGAGTGTTCTCAAGGCGCAGTTTCCCAATCTGGCGACCACAGCTGTAAATCCCACCTCTGCACAGCTGAACAAACTTGGATTTGAAACGGGCGCTGTTATGATGTATGCGTCTAATACGATTCCAACGACGCAGACGATCAGCGGCATCAACGACTGGCTCCTTTGTGACGGCTCTGATTATTCCACAGTTACCTACTCTGCTCTCTATAACATCATCGGAACCACCTTTGGAACATCCGGTTCTAACTTCAAGGTTCCGGATTATCGCACCTACTTTCCTGTAGGTGTCGGTTCAGGGTTTGTTCTAGGCACAGCTGGCACAGCGAGTGCAGCCACTGGCACCGATGTCCTGAAGTATCAGCCCATTAACTTTATCATAAAGACATGACGATAAACTATAGAGGCGAGCGGTTCTCAGGGTATAACAAACCGAAGAGGACCCCCGGTAAATCTAAGAAGTTTGCAGTTCTAGCGAAACAGGGTGACAAAGTACGTCTTATTAGGTTTGGCGATCCTAATATGTCTATTAAAAAAGACCAGCCGAGTCGTCGCAAGAGCTTTCGAGCAAGGCACAAATGCGACACCAATCCCCCCGGAAAACTAACAGCAAGATATTGGTCTTGCAAAAAATGGTAAGGAGATAACGATGGTTGCTAAATACAGCGGCAAGATGTCGGGCAAGATGGGTAATCGCAAGGTTCCCGGTCCCGGCGGAAACAAGATGCACAAAAAGGGTGCTGGTAATCGTTTCGGTAAGAAATGAACCATAAAGAAAAAGCAAATCAAGCAGCGATAATCTTAGAGAACCCAGTTTTCAAAGAAACGCTTGAACGAATCAGCAATGACTTGATCTCTCAATGGGGCATAGCTGAGACTACAGAAGAGAGAGAACTTTGTTGGATGAAACTTAACGCCCTGCGTTCCATTAAGGAAGACCTAGAGGCAACCATCCATAACGCTAAAATAGAAGGGTAAACCAATGAGTGAGGCACCGACCAATCCCGAAGGGGAAGTCACTGAGCCGAAGCTTTCAATGTTCGATGTCATGTTTGGAAGTGAGGAGACCACTAATCCAGAACAAGCAGTCGAAGAACCTGTCGATTCCGACGAGGAATATGAAGCCCAAGATTATGACGAGGCGGAAGAGGCAGAAGAAGTAGAGGTATACGACGACGAAGTTGAGACAGAAACCTCTCCGGCCTACACTGTCAAAGTTGACGGTGAAGAGTTTGAGGTTACTCTTGATGAACTGAGGAGCGGATACCAGCGGCAAGCAGACTATACTCGTAAGTCGCAGTCACTAGCGGAGCAGAGGAAAGCCTACGAGGCTAACCTTCAAGCTGTTCAGCAGGAGCGTAATCAGTACGCTCAGCTTCTTGAGAATATGTCGATGAACCAGAACGCTGAACTCCAGCGTTTTGAAAAAATCGACTGGAAAGAACTCAAAGACACTGATCCTATGGAATACATGGAGAAGCGTCTTGAGTATCAGGAAGCGAAGGAGAAAGTAACTGAGTTGCAGAACGAGCGTTGGCGAGTTCAGCAGCAGAACGAAGCAGAAATGGCCAGTGTGCTACAGGAGAAAATCCAGAAAGAAGCGGAACTCCTCGCACAGAATTTGCCTGAGTATGCTGACCCCGGTTCAAACTTGAAAACTCGTTTGCGGGATTATAGTTTGAGTCTAGGGTTTTCTCCTCAAGACATTGACGGGATAACCGATCACCGTGTCGTAATGGTTCTGTACAAAGCTATGATGCAGGATCAGGGCACCACGGCTCCTGTCAAGAAAGCTAAACCAGCTGCTCCTAAAGTTGTGAAGGCCGGAACGCCAGCTTCTAAAGCACAACGCTCGAAGCGAGACGCTCAGGCTAAGCGTGAAAGACTTGCAAAAACGGGTAACCCTCGTGACGCCGCAAGTGTTTTTCTGGACTTAATCTCTTAAAATAGGAGCTAAACATGGCACAGCCTACTGGTGTGTATGTCACGTACTCCGCTGCTGGTCTTCGCGAAGACCTTGAGAACGTGATCTACGACATTTCCCCGACTGATACGCCGTTCATGTCTATGGGCGGTCGTATGGACGCGATTGCGGTAAACCACGAGTGGCAGACGGATGCCCTCGCTGCCGCTGTCGGTACGAACTACAACGAAGAAGGCGCGACGCTCACGGCGGCTGAACCGGCTGCTACGACTCGCGAAGGCAACATCTGCCAGATCAGCCTCAAGACGACTCTCGTTTCCGGCACGCTTGACGCGGTGTCGAAGGCGGGCCGTCGCGAAGAACTGGCCTATCAGATGTCCAAGCGTGCGAAGGAACTGAAGCGCGACATGGAGACGACGCTGGTTGGTACGAACCAGACGAAGACTCCGATGTCAGCGGATAGCACCGTTCGTAAGCTTGGCTCGCTTCCGGCGTGGGTCGAGACCAACATCTCGGAAGGCGGGAGTGCGTCTACGCCTGGTAATGGTACGGCTCGTACCGATGGTACTCAGCGTACCTT